CATATGGACATGTGGTACTCATTTACTTAGAGCTGTATTAAATCCATTCACTCCATATAGAATACCATATAACGCTTTCCCATACGAAAGAAACCCATACAACTTCTTTGGTATTGGTGTAGCAGAAAATATGGATGATTCACAACAGATTATGAATGGTCATGCAAGAATGGCTATAGACAACTTAGCAATGTCTGGTTCTCTTGTATTTGATGTAGATGAGTCTGCTTTAGTTGGTGGACAATCAATGGAAATATATCCGGGTAAGATATTTAGAAGACAAGCTGGAATGCCGGGACAAGCTATACACGGTTTAAAATTTCCTAATACATCACAAGAAAACTTAATGATGTTTGATAAGTTTAGACAACTTGCAGACGAACAAACAGGTATACCTAGTTATTCACACGGACAGACAGGTGTTCAAAGTATGACAAGGACTGCTTCAGGCATGTCCATGTTACTTGGAGCATCAAGTTTAAATATTAAAACAGTTATCAAAAACCTTGATGACTTTTTATTAAAGCCACTTGGAGAATCTTATTTCCAATGGAACATGCAATTCTTAGAAGACGAGTTGGATGTTAAAGGTGATTTAGAAGTTAAAGCTACTGGAACAAATAGCTTGATGCAGAAAGAAGTAAGAAGTCAGAGATTGACAATGTTCTTACAAACTGCACAAAGTCCTGCTATTGCTCCGTTTGTTAAGATTTCTAAACTCGTTAGTGAACTTGCCTACAGCTTAGATTTAGACCCTGATGAAATACTCAACGACCCTGAAGAAGCTGCAATAATGGCACAAATAATAGGAATGCAGAATGCTGGACAAACAAATGGCGAAGAAGCTCAACCCACTGGTCAACAGCCCACAATGGGAGGACCTGAAGGAATACCTCAACAACCTCAAGAACTTGGAGCTACAGGCACTGGTGGTGGCAACATCGGAACAGGAAATGTACCGGTTGCAGGGGAAAGTGAATTTTCTGGTACGGTTGGAGCAACTGGACCAGCAGGTTAAAGAAGCAATATTAAGAAAGGAAGGTTAATATGTTAAGTTTTATACAATCAATAAATGAATGGATAGCGGTAATACCGTCTATAGTTATGGGAGCATCATTAATATGTGCATTAACACCTACACCAAAAGATGATGCAATCGTAGGTAAAATTTATAGAATTTTAGACTGGTGTGCATTAAATGTAGGAAAAGCAAAGGAAAAGTAAAATGTTAGAAGATGACAACAAAGTAAGAATTAAATACAAAGATGGTAAAGAAGTTAAACTTCCTAATGAAGGATTAAAAGCTTTAGCAAAAGAAGCACCAGAAGTTGTCGAAAGAATGTTAGCTCAAGAAGGTGGTTCAATAGATGACCAAATGATGATGGTTATGGCAACACCACAAGAATCTGAAATGGAACCTGACGGTGAAATGGAAGATGGATATACAAGATTTATAATGGAAGAAGCATTAAGTGAAGATGAAGAAGATATGCTTATGTCCAAACTAGAACAAGATGAGGAACTAGCTATGCTATTTGATAAAGTCATAGACGTTGCTCAAGAATTTGCTGGGTCTGGTCCTGTTGAAGGTCCGGGTTCAGGAGTCTCTGACAGTATACCCGCAAGGTTATCTGATGGAGAATTTGTCTTTACTGCAAAAGCTGTAGAAGAAATCGGAGCTGACAATTTAATGTCAATGATGAAAGATGCTGAAGCTAAAGCAGATGAAAGACAAGGAATGAGAATGGGAGGCACAATGCTTGACGAAGACTCTCAGGTTGACCAATATGGAAGACCTTTAGATTCAGAAATTGCTGAAGAAGAGTTAAAGAAAAGCATGTTGTCTGTTAATCCTCGTTTCAGATAAACGATAAAGCCACCCAAGGATACTTGGCACTTTATCAAACTAAAACCAAAAGGCTACCTTTACAAGAACAAGCCCTGCACAGTCGACAAACGCAGCTACCTTGTTAAACGAAGCCCCGAGTAGGAGAAAAGAAAATGACTAATACAGTCCAAAAAGAGGAAACGCCAAACCCTTATAACGCAAAGAAAGATTGGCACAAAGGAGACGATAAACCTTTTATATCATCAGAAAGTATGTTTTTTGAAGAGCCTTCTGAAAAGAATAAACTCTTTAAAAGTAATGACATAACTGAAGTGGAAGCTGAAGGAAGTGTTAATACTGAAGAACTGGAGACTACTAAGGATACACCTTATAAGAAACCAGACTATAAAAAAAGATACGATGATTTGAAAAAACATTATGATAGTAAACTTAATGAGTTCAAAAGCAGAGAACAAGAGTTAATAGAGGAAGCTACTAAAAATAGAACCGAATATAAAGCTCCAAAAACTGCAGAAGAACTTGAAGATTTTAAAAACCAATATCCTGATGTTTATGAAGTTGTAGAAACTGTTGCTCACATGCAAAGTGAGACTAAAGCAAAAGTTCTAGAAGAACGCCTTAGTAAACTTCAAGAAAGAGAGAATCAGTTAGTACGACAAGATGCAGAAAAAAGGTTAATGGAAAGACATCCTGATTTTGAAGATATCAGAAATAGTGATGACTTTCATGGTTGGGCAAAAGAGCAGCCTAAGTCTATTCAAGATTGGATATACTCAAATGCTGACGATGCTGACCTAGCTTCACGTGCTTTAGATTTGTTTAAAAAAGATTTTGGTATTGAACCTACAAAGACTAAGTCATCTTCTAAACCGACCAGAAAATCTGCTGCAGATATGGTTTCTACTAAAACAAAAAGTATAGAACCAACTCAACAGAAAGTATGGTCAGAAAAGGAGATTGCTGCAATGAGTGTTGCTGAATTTGATAAATTTGAAAAAGAAATATCAGATGCAATGCAAGAAGGCAGAATCATTAAATAAACTATAATTAACTTAAAGGAGAATGTATCATGGCTCAATATTTTGAACCCGCAACTGATACCGATGCTAACTTTGCAAACTCCGTAAGTGGACAAACTAATAGTTTCTTTTTACCTTCGGTTTACTCTAAAAAGGTTTTAAACTTCTTTAGAAAAGCCTCAGTGGTAGAAGCTATTACTAACACCGACTATGCTGGTGAAATATCTGCTTATGGAGACTCTGTAAAGATTATCAAAGAACCTGTCATTTCAGTATCAGACTACACAAGAGGTAGCGATACTACTGACACAAAACTAACTGACCAAGAAATAACTTTGGTTGTTGACAGTGCTAAAGCTTTCAAATTCATCGTAGATGATATTGAAACAAATATGTCACATGTGAACTTCAAAGAAGTTGCTTCAAGCTCTGCTGCATATGCATTGAAAGATTCATATGATGCTGCTGTTTTAGCAACTATGTTTGCTGGTGTATCAGCTTCATCACCTGACCATATCATCGGAGCAGATGCTGCTGCCGGTACTGGTGGTGTTGCAGAAACTACAGCTTCTGTCGACCTATTAGGTTCAGACGGAACTGGTGTAGATGCTATTGACCTTATGGCAAGAATGGCAAGACTTTTAGACGACCAGAATGTACCTGAAGAAGGTAGATGGTTTGTTGCACCTCCTTCATTCTATGAAGAGTTGTCACAATCTGGTTCTAAGCTATTAAGTGTTGACTTTAACGCTGGTCAAGGCTCAATCAGAAATGGTTTAGTTTCAAGTGGAAAACTAAGAGGATTTGATATGTACAAATCTAACAATATCGCTACGCCTACAACGGCTACTGGTAAAGTTATGGCTGGACATATGAGTTCTACTGCTACTGCTAACACTATCCTTTCAACAGAAGTGTTGAGAGACCCAACATCGTTTGGTGATATTGTTAGAGGTTTACATGTCTATGGTGCGAAAGTACTTAGAGATGATGCCTTAGTATCAGCTTTTTATGCAATTGACTAATATCAATTCGGGGGGTCTTAATTGACCCTCCACTTTTTAACAGGGAGATAAAATGAAAAAAGATAACAGAAAAATGTACATGGGTGGCGGATACGCTGAAATGATGAGAAAGAAAAAAGGCATGGGTGGACGTATGAAATACATGCATGGTGGCGATGTTAAAATGGATGGATGTCAGCCAGTTTATAAAGGAACACCAAAAGCTAAAGCTAACTAATTATGAAAGTTAAAGCACCAAAAGGTTATCATTGGATGAAACAGAAAAATGGTAGTTATAAATTAATGAAACACTCAGGTAAGTTTGTTAAACATAAAGGTGCAAGTTTAGAAGCAAACTTTCCAATTCAAAAGGTACATAAAAAATAATGGCTACTACATATCTTGACATAACTAACGAAGTATTAAGAGAATTAAATGAAGTTATTTTAACTTCTGCTAATTTTGATTCTGCTATAGGAATACAAGCTTTTGTTAAAGATGCAATTAATAAATCTATATTTGATATAGCTAACGAAGAACCTCAATTACCTTTCTTTTCTGCTGGAGTTAGTGGAAGCACTGACCCTTTTTATGGAAATGTAACAGTTGCTACAGTAGCGGGACAAAGGTGGTATACTTTAAAAGACGGTAGTTCAAGTATTACTACTGACTATGCTTCAGTAGATTGGGATGATTTTTATGTAACAACTATAAACGTAAGTGGAGAAGCAGCTCCTTATGTTTCAAAAGGTTTAAGATTTTTAACATTAGATGATTGGAAAAGATATTATAGAGATAGTGAAAATGCAGACGATGCGGATACACAAAATCATGGAGAGCCTAAGTTTGTAATTAAATCTCCAGACCATCGTAAGTTTGGATTAAGTCCAATACCTGACAAAGTTTATAACGTACACTTTTATGCTTTTGAAAAACCTACAAGATTATCTAGCTATGATGATACTATTGTTATGCCAGACCAATATAGTAATGTTATAACTGCAAAAGCGAGATATTATGTACATCAATTTAAAAATAATTTACAACAGTCTGCATTTGCTTTAGACGATTATAAAAAAGCTGTAAAACATATGAAAAGTAATTTAATTAATCCTACTCCAAAATATATGACAGACGATAGGAGATACTTCTAGTGGCATCAGGACAGCCTTTTTCAGTATCTTTAGCTGGTGGTTTAGATAAGTCTACAAACTCATTAGCTTTATTACAAACACCGGGAGTAGCTACAAAGTTAAGAAACTTTGAAGTTTCTATAGAAGGTGGATATAGAAGAATTAATGGATTCAATTTATTTGGCGGAGAAAGTTCTGTAAGACCAAATAGCAGTAATCAAGTTAGAGGTTTAGTTGTTTATGCTGATGGAATAGTTGCAGTTGTTGGTAACAATATTTATTTTAGTGTAGATGGAACAAGTTGGTTACAAGTAAATAGAGATAGTGTAGATGCTTCTGGAGATAATTACTCAACTTTTACAGGTCGTAGTGAATTAACTTTAAGTTCAGTAGGTCAATGTGAATTTACAATATATGAAGGTCTTACTGATTACGGTGAATTAGTTATAACAGATAAAAGTGGTAATAACAAACCGTTTTTATTTTATATGACCGGTACAGGTGGATTAAACACTAGAACTTTTTTTGCTAAACAAATAACTTTTGACCATACTAAAACAGCTAAATTTTGTACGATACATGATAATCATTTAGTTGTAGCTGGTAATCCTACAGAACCTCAAACTATTTATTATAGTCATACAGGAGATATAGATAATTTTAGTGGTACTGGAGCTGGAAGTATTACACTAGAAGATAAAATTGTAGGATTAAAAAGTTTTCGTAAAGAATTATTTATTTTTTGTAGAAACTCATTATTTAAATTAGAAAATATTAATGATTCTGCAACTATAAAAGTTGTACCAATTACAAAAAATGTAGGGTGTATAGATGGACAAACTATACAAGAAATAGCTGGTGACTTAATATTTTTAGCACCTGATGGATTTAGAACCGTAGCTGGTACAGCAAGAATTGGTGACGTTGAGTTAGGAACTATAAGTCAGGCTATACAGCCAATTATAAATGATATTGTTCAAGGTTCAGCAATTTATGAATTTAGTAGTGTTGTTATAAGAAACAAGTCTCAATATAGAATGTTTTATACAAGTTCTACAGATACAACAGCTACGTCAAAAGGCTTGATAGGTGTATTAAGACCACAAGGATTTGAATGGTCAGAAACTTTAGGAATACAAGCACCTGCAATTGCATCAGGGTTTGCTTATGACGGAGAAGAAAAGTTTGTCCATGGTGATAAAGACGGTTATATTTATAACCATAACGTAGGAAATACTTTTAATCCTGCAGGTGTAGAAACAGCAATAAGTGCAGAGTATCAGTCTCCAGATTTTGATTATGGAGATTTTGGAACTTTAAAAACTTTAGACTATATTAAATTATCTATAAAGCCTGAAGCATTAGCACAGCCTACACTAAGAGTTAGATTTGATTATGATAGTAACGATTCACCACAACCACCGGATATTGAATTAACCGCAGTACCAGAACCAGCTCTTTTTGGAACTGCTAAGTTTAACTTACAAGCTTTTGGAGCTTCTGAACAACCGTTAGTTAGACAACCATTAACAGGTAGTGGACATAGTAACTTTTTTAAAGTTTTTAGTTCAGACACGAGGGCTCCATATACTATAAATGGTATTTACATAAATTACAGACCTGCAGGAAGGCAATAGGAGAGATAAAAAATGGCACAATCATATACTAGACAAAGTTCGTTTGCAGATGGAGATACTATTACTGCAGCACTTTTTAACAATGAGTATAACCAATTAGTAAATGCATTTAGCTACAGTTCTACAAATGAAGCTACAACTGGACACAGACACGATGGTAGTGCAGGAGAAGGTGGTAACATTCCACAAATAGGAGATTTAGATTTTCTTAATAAGATTGTTGTTGACAGCACTAACAATAGATGGGGTTTTTATGTTCAAGTAGCTAGTTCAGCAGTAGAGCAACTTAGATTACAAGACGGTGCATTAATACCTGTCACAGATAGCGATGTAGATTTAGGTACTAGTTCTTTATACTTTAAAGATGCTTACATTGACACAGTAACAACAACTGGTAATGTAAGTGTTGGTGGTAATCTTACAGTAACAGGTAATGCTACTATTTCAGGTAATCTTACTTTTGGTGATGCAGATACTGATAGTATTAACCTAGCTGCTGAAATTGATTCACATATTGTTCCTAATACAGATGACACATACGACTTAGGAACTTCTACAAAACAATGGAGAAACTTATATATTGACGGTACTGCTGAAATAGATACCCTTGCTATAGATGGTACTACAGTTACCTCAACTGCTGCTGAACTAAACATATTAGATGGAGTGACATCCACAGC